ATTGGTTTCAATCGCTTTATTTAACTCTTTTTCTGCCTGTGCCTGTTTTTCAATATTTGTTGTGCCAGCGTCGGTATATTTATTAAATAGCACCTGGCTGTTAATGGCATCATTATTTAATTTATTAGCTTCTGCTTTTTTCTGATTATATCCATCCTGAGATTTCAGAGAAAACTCCAGGTTTTTTATCTTCTCCTCAAGCTGTGATACATCCACGCCCATGGCGTTATTTTTAAGTCGTCCCCATATACCCTGTTTTGCATTCGCCTGAATTTCCGCCAGAGTATCCTTCATCGTCTGGAGACGCGTGACATCAGTATCAGCGCGACCAATATTAAGCAGCTCGTCCCACATGCTCCTGAATGCATTGCGGGTCGCCAGCGCAGCACGCTCTACAAGACCGAGATTATCAACAACCTGCTGGCTTCGCTGTTGCTCTGCGCGACTGTAAGCGTCAGCAGCTTCCTGCCCGGCTTTCTCTTTGTCGCCACGCTGCTCAAGTGCTGAAATATATTCAAACTGCGCAGCGGTGAGGTAATGCAGCTGTGAGTTCAGCTCTTCCGATGCTTTGGTGGGATCATCGTAGAGTTTCTGAAACTCTTTGATGGTTTCGTCAACCGCTTTACCTGTTGCTTCCTGCATGGCGACGGCGGCACGTGTGACGCTTTCAAGCTGGGATGCGGCGAAATGACCGCTGCCGACCACTTTCGCCAGAACGCCGGCTGCCGCATGCTGGGTGATGCCATTGCCGCTTATCGACCGCGCCAGCGCCTGCAGCTGTCCGCTTGTTTTTCCCGCATAATCCCCTGTCAGGATCAGCTGCTTATTGAATTCCTCCCCCTCCTGACTGCCTTCGTACCAGGCTTTACCAAGACCGTAGACTGCCGCTGTGATACCACCGATAAGCCCGGCAATCCCCAGGCCACGCAGTGTCATCAGCTGGTCAATCCATCCTGCACGGTTCGCCAGGGTGATGCCGGAACCCCGCAGCGCACCAATATTGCCGCGTGCCAGCTCGCCTAACATGATCCCGATTTCCCGCCTTGCCGCTGCGCTGTGTTTCGCGAGATCGTTGGTGGCTTTTTTGGCTTCGTCGAGCTTACGGATATAAATGTCGGCGGCGTCACTGACACCAAGCTGTGCCGCCCTGTGGCGTAATAATTCAGCCGTGGACAGGCTCTGCGCGGCAACCTGCGATTTCAGCTTCTGAATGAAGTTCACGCGGGCAGCAGCGGTCTTCTCTTCTTCAGTGCGAAGCTCTATCTGACGCTCTGTTGCGCGGCTGACAAGGGCCAGATAGTCTTCCTGCGAAATTTTTGCATCAGATCTGGCCTGTCTGAGCCTGGACTGAAATGACGTTAAGGACTTCATCTCCCCCGTCAGCGCCTTAATGCCATCGATTTCGCGATATAAAGACCCGGTGTAATCGTCCTGCTCTTTTTTCGCTGCCGCAACGCTTTCGTTATTCTCCTGAATCTGCTGCCGGAGAGCCGCGATACGCTGATGCGCTTCATCGACAGATTCGGCCGTTTTTTCCCAGTCTTTCTGCATTGCATCGGCGGCAGCAGCCTGTTTTTCCTGAATATCGACTGCTGCACGGGAGCCAGCATCTCCCATCTGCTTCAGCGCTTCGGTCTGCTTTTTCGTGGCGCTGGCCATCCTGGCCTGAACCTTGTCAGACTCGTCGGCCATCCCCCTGAGTTGCCCTTTGATTCTGGCAACCTGCTCGGTAAACGTGGCGCTGTCCACATCGAGGTTAATAACCAGATCGTTAGTCTGCTGGGCCATATCTCACTCCCCCGTAAACGCCTGCGCCTGCCAGCATCAGATCGTCGTCCGTCTTTTCTTCATCATCGTCAGCACTGCCCAGAAGACTGAACTCAGCATCAGATATGTCACTGTTGCCCGTGAGCATCGCCACGATAAGCCCCTTTGTCGTGGCAAATTCAGCATCGAGCAGCTCGTTACTGAATGGCGTCGATGCAAAGTGCTTCACCCACCCCGAGTATTCCGAAGCGCTCATTTCACTTAACATTCGCCGCCAGTCAGGACGCCGGAACTCCTGCGCGAGCCGGTGAACAAAGTCACGCTCACGGGCGGCTATTTTTCCAGAGGAGCAGCTCCTTCACTCGCATCATCTGTGGACTTCACGTCACCATCAGACGCAGCCTCTTCAGGCTTCATGTTGCTGAGGCGCTGCACCATATCGACTGCAGCGTTAAGCGCTTCCGATGACCAGGTCCGCATCACCTCCTGCTGAATGTCGTCTTCATTACGTTTGGGGGTACTGTGCCAGAGCGATCGTGATACCAGCCAGGCATTAACCTGGACATTGGTTTTCATTATTCTGGCGGTGCTTAATGCATCCGTGGTGTTTTCCGACAGCTCAGCTTCCAGGCTGGCGAGGTACTCAAAATATTCAACGCGCTGCAGCGCGGATAATTCATGCAGCACGACAGATTCGCTACCCAGCGGGAGAGTGTCTTTTTTCAGAAAAAGGGACATGGTATTTACCTGTAAAAATGGCTCCGGGGGAGCCATGGAGGAATAAGGAAAGGAAAAATCAGGCCGTCACAGTGGCGGTTGCAATCGCCACAAAATTACCGTCCGGCGTCATACCGATAATCTCAGCAGTACCCGCAGCCACGCCGGTGACGGTCGCCACGCTGTCCTGTACGCTGATGGTGGCCACCGACTGGTCTGAGGAAACAATCCGCAGGGACTTGTCGGTGGCACCTGCCGGAGCGACGGTAAAGGTCACTTTTGTCGTCTTGCCCACGGCAACCGACGGAGCTGCCGGTGATACCGTTAAGCCGCTCACGGCCACAAAACCGGAACGATCGTCTTCGGCAAGAGACGGTTTGCCTGAGTTGGTGACCTTGACAGTGCGGGTGATCACCTCTTTCGCCGTTACCGCCTTGCCGAGACTGCTCACCCAGCCCCGGAAGACGTCAACGGTACCGTTCGGGTACCTGATTTTATAGCCACGAACGTCACCCTGATCGAACCAGTTTACCAGCCCCTGCTGGCCGGACTCGCCGGGCTTCCACGCCAGCGTAAAGCTGGTATCACCGGCGGATTTCTCCCCCTGCCCGGTTGAACTCCAGTCGGCATCATCATCGTCAAGATAGGTATCATCGTAAGACTCTGCCGTCATTTCACCCGGCGTCAGGTCCTTTATTTTCGCCAGGCGGGTCCAGTCGGCATCGCTGAGCGGATTGCTGTACGGGTCACCGTTCCCGGTGTACAGCCAGAGCGTGGTACCGGCACCTTTCACCGGTGCAAGCGGATTTGGCGTTGTCATACGTGCCTCACATTTCGTAGGTAATTGAATACTGAAGGTCTGCGGAACTCCACATCCCCATATCATCGTCCCGCTGGTAGTCGTAGCTCTTCTGCACCATTGTCGTAAGCAGACTGCCCAGAGCCGGAACGTTTTCCATAACCGGGTAAATCCGGCTCTCCATCCATTCATCAAGCTCTGAATCGGGAACCTGAGCAGGCAGCAGGACTTCAATATGGAGCGTTGCGGACCACATATCGGCATCGAGCTCTTCGCCGGTATATTCCGCATCGGTCAGGTAAACCGCGACAGCCGGGAAATCATCTTCCTCAAGGACTGCCGGGCGACCGTCAAAAAAAACGGCACCCTCGCAGGTGCCGCTGTTTTCCAGGGCATCAATGACGGCCTGGCGGATATCAGAGTGTTTCATCGTCTGAAATAAAGCCTCATCTGTTGTTTCAGCGCGTAGCCAAGCTGCTTTGGCATCTCAACGTCCAGCATGCGATCCCGCTGTTCGATAAATGCCTGTGTCAGTTGCCCCGCGAGGGGGATTTTGACCACATCAATGGGATAGCGGCTTTTACCGGCTACACGCTTCATGACCTGCCAGCGCCCGTTTTTAAGTTGCTGGATAAACGCATCATTGAAGGTGTAGCGGCCGATTTTCAGAACGCTGCCACGGTGCGACAGCTTCCCTTTCCGCTTCGCGGGCCGCACCTGAGCGGCACCCAGCTTGATGGCGGGAAGGTTTCCACGGTTCACCTTTATCCGGGTCCGGGTCTTGTTGGGAGCACTTGTTGCGTTAAAAATTTTAATGCGCTGCCTGACCAGCTTCAGAGGGATACCCGTGACATGGTTGTCGCCGGCGACCGTCTCTTTGGCCACCTTTTTTGCCGCTGCGGAGGCGGCAGCTTTCGCCACGCGATTGGTGGCCCATCTGGTAGCAGTCGGCACCATATTCTGGTCAAGGCTGTTCAGGTTACGGATAACGTTTTCAAGCCCTTTGACTGTCATATTTTCTCCTCATCGTCGGCGGGCACTTACTGGCGGGGAGCCGGTCCCCAGCCAGATATGACAGCTGCCACAGTCGTCTTCTCCGACCCGATCAACCCAGTAGGTCTTGCCATTAACTGTCAGTGTATCCGGCTTTTTTAACCCAGCGATGAGCGCTGTTTTTACAAACAAGGCAGGGCTGGTCCCTTCAACCCTTATTCCAGGCTCCGGATAGCCCGTGCTGTCGGGATTATCAAAAACCCCCGTAATGGTTTTGCCTGCCAGCTCCCCGGTCAGGATCTGAATAATACCGCCCATCACTTCAAGGATGGTGTCATCGACCTGTGAAATGGCGGCATCAAAGAGATTGTCGAAATCAGTCATGGCGAGCCATCAGCGTTTGCGGACAAGTTTTCTGGAGGAGAGGTCATCGGCTTCTTTCCCGGACACGCGGATAATGACGCCGGGTTCAACAATCGATACCTGCTCGTTCCGCGTGGCGTGCAGCGCATCAATATGCAGCGTGACCAGCGTTTCAACCTGTACCAGATCGTCATGCTGCTCCGGCAGTTCATTATGGGTATCCGGTTCCTCAGGTTCCCGGGTGTCGCTGCCGGTATCCACATTGTCAGCGTCTGGATTATCGTCAGTATTGTCCTCACAGCTCTGTTCGTCGTCGTTCAGCTCCTCTTCAAGCTCGGCGATACGCATCGCCAGCTCCTGAATAGTGCCGCTGGTACTTACTTCACGATTAAGCTTTTCGCCCAGTTCATTCAGCCTGGCGACAAGTTTTTCTTTTTCGGTCATGAGTGGTGCTCCGTGAAAGCGTGCGACCATGGTCGCACAGAGAAAATCAGCCCCGAAGGGCTGGCAGGTGACAATCAGGCAAGCTTAACGGACACGAATTCGTCAGGGTCAGCCAGCAGCATCAGCGGTGCGGACTGGATCATCGTGAACTCGCGGGCGGGGTCGCCCGTCTGAATCCAGTTTTTCGGGTAGCGCGCAGAGGCGTTAATGCCTTCCCGGCGGGCATCCGCATCCTGAATACAGCCATAGGTACGCAGGCCGCGGGCCTGGGTATTACCGAGAACCATTGTCAGGTCTGGCAGGTAATTCTTTTTCGTATCATTTTCGATGTACTGACCGGAGTACACCACGATGGCCACATCGCCATACATGCCCTTGTAGGATACGGCTCTGCCCAGGTCTTTCAGGGCCGTTTCCAGTTCCGAATTGGAACCCCGGCGGGTATCCAGCTTCTCTTTCACTGCATCGAAAGAGCGGAACAGCGCCCAGCCCTTTGGATCGAACACGATGATATTGACAACACCGCTGGCATTGAGCGAGTACGCTTCAATGTCATCGGTCGGGTCATACGTTGCTTTATCACGGCTGGTCCATGCTGCAGCCCCTGCCTGGGTGATGTTATTCCCGGCGCTGCGCCCCATATCGACTTCAACGGGCGAAAATGCATCGCCAGTCATGATGTATTTACCGCCGAGCACAGCGGTAACGGCCTGCATCTCTTCCACCTGAGCAATCGCCAGCTCTTCATCCTTCATATTCTGAAGAATAAGGCGCTTCCGGCGATAGACAGGATCGGCAAGGTCCTGCGGGTCTTCATCCGGCAGACGACGAACGGTCATTTCCGGGTCAACTTCGTGCTTCGGCTTCACATAGCCCGGTGTAAATTCAGAGGTCGCACCGCCACGGGTACGGATCACCTCACCGGAGACAACCGGTGAAATGTAAAGTGCAGCATTTACCAGCCCCGGAATTTGCGACAGATAAACCTTCTGAGTGCTGAACGTGTAGGTTTCACGGAAGAAAAGGCGCAGAAACAGCGGATCGAATTTGAATTTCTTCTCAGTTACCGCCAGTAACTGAGCCGTGGTGTACATTGACATTGTCATAAATTTTTCCATAAAAAAGGGACGCCAGAGCGCCCCTTACAGACAGAGAGTGTGGTTTGAAACAGAGCTAAACAATACTGATGGGCGTACCGGCAAAAGCGCTTCGCTTGATCGCGTCATCGGTGACAGCAGCGGGCCACAGAACATCCTCAATCCTGAATGAACCTGATTTGTAGAATGTCAGCTGAGCGCTGTTCTGGTCGGCATCTACCGCCAGAATACCCACAGCCGCACCTGCATCAGCACCGTCCCAGGCAACCAGCTTTCCTGCTGTCGTATCCAGCATTAATGGTGTCAACGCAGGTGTCGCGCCGGTAAGAGCGCCGGTAGCAGTTGCGGTATAGGCCGGGTCGCTGTTCCCCAGCGGCTGGTAAAATTTGAACTCTTCGGTATTCGACATAAGTACCTCATGGAAATCAGATGAAATCGTGCGACCACGGTCGCACAGATGGAAAGCACAATCCGGAGCGGTAAATCATTAAACGGGGATATTCATCAAATCATTGGCGTCATCTGACGCCGGGCTTCCTGCTGCCAGTGCGCCAGGGGAAGTGTCCATCAGGCGATCAAGCGCGGTATCGGTACGTGCATGAGCGCTTTGTGGTGCTGCGGCCAGAATTTGCTGCGCCGTTGTAACCGTCATTCCCGGTGTTTCTGCCAGCACGCGAGCCTGAGCTTCACGTCCTTTCGCTTCCTCGCAGTTCAGCACCCCCATGATGCGGCATCTTTCAGCAGCGACTGCGGCATCAATCTGAGTACCAGTGTCAGGCGGAGTCTGAAGGTTTTCATTTTCAGCCTGATGGTTATCAGCATCAGGACCAGCATTGTTTGCATCTTCAGCATGTTGAGCGTTAGCTTTCTGGTTCGTGGTATCGGGCATGTACCCTCCATAGAGTGTTTTTTTACGTTTATCAAGCGCTTCACGCATCACGCTGAGCGCATCAGTGTTGTTGACCAGTTCATCAGCCAGGCCGGCATCAATCGCCTCCCGGCCTGAATAAACGGCGGCTTCGGTATCAAGAACGGCCCTGACGGACATCCCGGTATACTCTGATACCCTTTCGGCAAACATCTGCCGGGTTGCATCTATTCGGGCCTGAAACTGCTCCCTTACCTCGGGTGGCAAACTGCCATAAGGATTGCCGTCGACTTTGTGCTTACCGCTGTAAATCAGCGTAATTTCTACGCCTTTCTTTTTCAGCGCCTCACCGTAGTTGCTGTGTGCAACCATGACCCCAATAGAGCCGGTTCTGGCAGTCTGGGTCACCAGCCTGTGTGATGCGGCGCTGGCAATGAGCTGCCCTGCGCTACAGTTCATGTCGTTTGCCAGCGCCCAGACAGGCTTAATATCCCGCACGCGGGCGATAATATCTGAGCAGTCATACGCCCCTGCGACCATACCGCCTGGTGTGTCCATATCCAGCAGAATGCCGTCAACCGACGGATCGCTTATGGCCTGCTGCAGGCGGGCGACAATCCCGTTATACCCCGTCATGCCGGAAACAGGCTGCAGGGAACGGGTTTTACTGACCAGCGTGCCTGATATGGGGAGGACCGCGATACCGTTAGTAACCTGGTAACTTCGAGCCTGACGAGGCCCATGCTCGCCATCATCAAACAGCAGAAGCGGCTCGGCTATCTGCTCCGCTTCCAGCGTGGTGCCGGAAAGGGTGTCGGTCAGGCGGGTGATCCCCATCTGACCAGCCAGTGCACAAAAGAAAACCCGCGCATAGGCGGGTTCAAGTAACAGTGGCTCGTTAAAGGCCATGCTGGCAATATGCGGGAGATTACGCAGCTCGTGTGCCATCCTGCCCCTCCTCATTGGTGTTTTTTAGCCCGGATTCAAAAGCAGCTGCAGCCCACGCCGGCGGCGTAAGTCCGGCAGCGCGCCTCTCCATTGTTTCCCGGACCTGCTGAGCGAAGATTTCCTGATAGTCATCTCCGCGTTTGGCGCATTCCTTCTCGTAGGTGCTTAACCCGGCTTCGATAAGCATGACCGCCTCCTGTACTTCCTTGAGGCCATCAATAGCCATACGCCCGGAGCCTATCCAGTCGCAGTTCCCCCATGCGCTTCTGGCCTCCTGGAAAGAAAAGCGCGCCCTTGCCGGAAGCGTCACCACCCGGCGGGCTATAGCTTCCTCCAGCCAGCACAGGAACATCTGACTGGCCTGGCGGGCAGCTATAAATCTCCGGCGGCCCATAAAGAACGCCCAGGACTCATTGGCACTTGCCCGCGCCGTGGAATAACTCATCTGGGAATAGTTACGCGACAGCTGCTCATAAGAGACGCCAAGCCCGGCGGCGATGTAGCGCAGAAGCGACTGCTCAAAAACCGAGAAACCATTGTCGGTATCCTGAGCGGACTGGAGATTAAGCGAATCGCCAGGCATCAGATGCGGCACCTTCGTGCCACCGAGACGCACGGGAGCAGCTGAATAGTACGAGTCCATTTCAGCCAGCCAGCCCATGAGTTTATTCTGCTGCTCTTTATTGTCAGCGCCGAGAATAAAATCCATTGCGGTCTGCGTATCCAGCTCACTTTCGATTGTGGCCGCATACATCGCTTTCACAATCGCGCTCTGCAGCTGCGTATTTTGCAGCGTGTCGAGCATCTTCATCTGCTCCATAACGCTGTAAAACACGTTGGCACCACGGGTCTGCCCGTCCTCCACGGGTTCAAAAATATGAATAAATGACGCCCGCCCGCTTGCCAGTTCGCGCGGGACATACGTCCATTTTTGTGCCCCCCATCCCGGATAGCTATCCTCACTGACGTGATACCCCAGAGCTGCACCGGCATTATTGATAACAACGCCGGCGCGACAATTTCGCGTATCACCGGTATTGCCAGGATTACTGATGCGCTTCGGGCTGACCATCTTAAACTGCGTGCGAAAAAGCCGGCTGGCACTGCTGTCCCAGGTGGCCTGAACGCAGGCTTCACCGTTAAAAGCGTGCATGGCCACACCTTCGCGGATCATCATGGTAAACGTACGCTTGCGCTCCACATCGATATAGCAGCAGTCATCCTCCGCAAACTCTTTCCATGCGGCCTCCACCTCGCGCGAAAACGCACGGGCGTCATCCTCGGTGATACCCAGATAACGCCAGCTGGGGCGATGACTGAGACGGAAGAATGAGCCAACGATATGATCCTGATGAAGCTGAATGGCGTTTGCAGCATAGCCGTTGTTCCTGACCAGATCATCCGCGCGGGCATTGCCGCGCGAAAAGCCCGGCAGAAGTGCCGCATCAGTGCTTTCGGCCCGTGGATTCCATGCCAGAAGCTGACCGCCAAAACCGCCGGTGCTGCCATGGTAACCGGCATATTCCCGTAGTGCGGTTTTGCCATCCGGGCCCAGTAAGGGTGGTATTTTCATGCGGTATAAAACCCTGCCGGACCCCGGCGACGCTGAGTATTGCCGAGCTGGACTTCCAGATCGGAAATGTATTTTTTGAGGTCACTCACCGATGCGGCGGTAAACTCCACCCGGCGACCATCTTTCTGTACCGTGGCCACCCGCTTGCCCGTCATCAGGTCATAAAGTGCGGCGCGGGCACCATCCAGTTCGGCTTGTGATGCCATTACTCCTCTCCTGATAATGCCCTGGCATAATCTGCCATGGTCTTTTGTGGTTTTCGTTCCCCCTCCTCCAGCAGGCTGGCCAGAAGGGAATCAAGATTAAGCTGCCAGCGCGAAATGCTGATGCGCAGTGCCGCCAGCGCATAAACAAAGCAGTCGAGCGCCTCATTTCGCCGTTTTTTGCTGTCCCAGAGAATTTTTCGCTTGCCGTTCACCCACTTCTCAACCTGCTCTTCAGCGGTAAGCTGCTGCGCCTCCGTTAAATCAAACACTTCTGGATTATTCGGAAAGTGAACGGCACCGGGTAAACGCTCATCACCTGCCGGAAGCAGGGTAAGGCGGTGGTAAATTTGCTCTTTCGCTGTATCGGTGCCGATCTCGGTAAGATAAACACCGCTTTTGTTGCGCTTGCGTGGCATATTCGCAACCGGCTTACCGTATACCGACGCCCCTTTCACCGGGATAACGCGAAAGACGCCGTGTTTTTTGGAGCGCTCATACACGATGGTCTGGTCAATGCCGCCGATATCCCAGCAGATACGGGAGATAATCATTTCGACGCCATTTTTTCGGGTATAGGTTTTGTTGATCGCCTCATCCACCCTTTTAAGGGTCTCCTCATCATCATGGCGGCCCATAATAATGATGCGATCAATTAACCAGCTCTCCTCGCCTGGCCCCCATCCCCACACGCGTATTTCATAGCGGTCGAGCTGCGAGTCGATACCTGCTGTGATGTATGCCACCCAGTCAGGGACTGCCGCTAAAAAGTGCTCCTTGCGCTCAGCGATGACATCGGCATCCGGGCGCTCACCAATTTTCGGCTCCCATGTTTCGCCAAGCGTGGTGTTGACGAAAGCTTTCATATTAGATGTATCGCCTACAGCATCTTCAAACTCTGTAACGATCTGCACCCATGTGGTGAAAGGGCTGTAAGCTGTCCAGATGTGGAAAGTAACATTCAGCGGCGGAGATATTTCATCACCGGTAGAGGAATACCAGTGAATACTATCTTCTGTTCGAATCCCGGTGTTATCGCACACGTAATGGGCACCAGTGTAATCAAGTTCGTACTGCTTAATAACACAACCATTATGCTCACAGAGATAATAAACTGAATCAGGTTCTCCACGATCCCATTTGAAACCAAACGGCGTTTCTTTATC